ATGAATGGAAGCCCGCGGAGGAAAGAATGTATGAGCAAATTTTAAATATCGTAGTATTTGTTTGTAGTAGAGGAAAATACTACATTTGCTACACAATACTACAATGGCACTCCTCACAGCAAAAGAAATCGCACAGCGCATCGGCATGGCACCTAAGCAGGTGTATACATACCGAACGAGAGGCGTGCTAGTAGTGGGCGAAAGAGGCTTGTACGACACTGCGCACCCTACCAACGCAGCCTTCCTTAATAAGTACATCACTAAGTTTGAAACCAAACAGGAAATTCAATCCATACTAGATGAGAGCACTGACGACGAGGACGAGCCACAGGTTGCCAAGCAGCCTGCCACCAAAAAGAAGAAGGGTAAAGAAGAAACCGATAAGAAGGAGGACGACCCTACCGAGGGGTTTGCCCTGCGTCTACTCACTGCCGACCTGCTAAGGAAGGAGAGGTCAGCAGAGCAGGCCGCCCTGCTCCTACAGAAAACGCAGCTTGAATTGGATAAGAAGCGCGGAGAGGTTGTGCCCTCAGCAGCAGTAACGCCTCTGTTCCAGTCACACAACAGGAACATAATATTCGAGTTTAAGAACTTTACCGACGAGCTGCTCAGGCAACTAGCCTCGTCACACGATATAAATCTGGAAGAACAAGCCAAGTGGCGCAAGTTCCTAACAGACGGCATAAACAGAGCACTTAGCAAGTCAGTGGATAATACCATTGCGCAGCTAGACGACATCATCTCGGAGTTTGCAGTAAAACGCGGAGTTGGAGAACATGATTAACCTTACAACAAATACACATGCCTACACACATACAACCGTTCCACACCTACCACGAGTACTTGCAAGGTATGCAGTTAATACAAAAACTACATATAAAAAATAAGCGTGTTGGTTTATCGGATAGTGATATGAAGGAGTGGGAACAATTAGAGCAAAGGGCACAAACTAGCACACCAATTTATGAAAAGTACAATAAACAAGATTTATAAACAAACAACATAAGATGGCAACCGACACACGAATCGCCGAGTACGCCAACGCGCTTATACAGGACATGTACCTGTGTGGCAAGCAAGGTACTTTCAAAGGTTACATAAACTGGTTTGCTGCGTCCTACCAACAAGCCGTTGAGGCACGTCGGCAGATGGACGACTTTCGCAGGATGGTTACAGCAACACAAGATAATTAAACCTTGAAAGACCAGCTCAGACAGATATTAGACGGTAGCCGTGCTGCCATATCAACCATAAAGCCTTCCGATTGGGTGGAGGCTAACCTTGTCATGCGTAAGCCATTCCCTGGCCCGTTCCGGTATGACCGCACGCCCTATACCAGAGAGATAATTGATTGCCTTGATCCGAACCACCCTGCCAAGTGGATAGCTTTTATGAAGGGCGCACAGATAGGCGCATCGGCAGGTGTCATAATACCAGGTATAGGCTGGCTGATAGCCAACAACCCTGCCAATACATACCTTACAGTAGGTAGCACACCGCTTATAGAGAAGGCGATGCAGAAGATAGATATGATGCTGAAGGACAGTGGCATACACCATCTGATAGGCCCGACTGTACAGAGGCGTAAGAACCAGAAGTCAGGAGATACCAACACCGTAAAGGAGTTTGCTGGTGGGGCAGTGTGGGTATCTACGCCTAACAACCACGAGGCGATAAGGCAGATTGACCTGCAATACGGCTTTATAGACGATGCTGAAGCAATAAAACAAGCCTCAGAGAAGGCAGGCGACACGGTATTCTTGTTAGAAAAACGATTTTCAGCCTACGCAGACAGTAAGAAGATATTTTATATATCGTCACCAGAGCTTGCAGCCAGTTCTATCATAGAGCCGCAGTTTAAGATGGGCGACCAGAGGTATTACCACATACCCTGCCCATGCTGCCAATCTGCCATCATGCTTAAATGGCGGGTAATAGACACAGACGGAAGGCAGATAGGCGGCATTGAGTACAAATTGGACAACCAAGACAGGGTGATAGAGAGTTCTGTCGGCTATATCTGCCAGTCTTGCGGTGGTTTCTTTAAGGAGAAACACAAACCGCAGTTTTTAATGGATGGACTGTGGATTCCTACCGCAGAGGCTAAGAAGATGGGTTACTATTCATACCACCTCAATTCCTTGTATGCACCCCTTGGCATGGACGGCTGGACGCACTATGCGCAACAGTACATAGAAGCCAACCCACCAGGGCAATCACCAGATGAGTACAAAAACCGCACTTTTGTCAATGTAGTACTAGGCGAAACCAGCATACCTACCGGCTCTGCGCCAGAAGCATCAAGCATACAGAAGAATCAGCGTGACTACGAAATAGGCACGGTGCCAGAACTATTGTCTATCAAGGACGGCAATGGTAAGATAGTGCTGCTCACCTTCGCATGTGACGTGAATGGTACGGTGGCAGGTATCAACGGAGCCACTGAGAACGATGCAAGGGTGGATTACGAGATAGTGGCATGGTCGGAAACAGGTGCAAGCTACTCTGTGCAGCAGGGCAGCATCGGCACGTTCGTACCAAAGGAACGCAGCTCTGCTGTCAAGACGGATAGATACAAGTGGTCGTACGAACTGGATAGCGAAAACAGCGTGTGGCCAGTAGTCAACGCTATAGCAAGGCGTATATACAAAGGAGATAACGGAGGCTACTTCAGAGCCGATACGCCATGCGTGGACGTAGGTGTGTATACAGACAAAGTATATGCGTTCATAGACTGGAGCATAGGTCGCAACCCTGAGAACCCATTTGTAGGGGCCAGAGGGCACAAAGAGCAGCAGTACACGCAGCAGAACCAAAACACAGCACTGTTCAACGTAGGCAAGGCACGCCCCGACATATTCTATTTGCAGGTAGGCGTGCTCAAAGACTACGTGGCATCCTACATGAAAGCACGGTGGGTAAGAGATTCAGGGGAGAAGCAACCTAATAACTTTATGAATTATCCTATGTCGGAGCGATATGTCTGCCCCGACAAGAAGGCGAACCATGAAGCACTAGGCATACCTTACGATGGTGACTTGTTATATCAGTCCGATACATACTTTAAGCATTACGAATCAGAGGCACGTAACGTGCTCACCAGTCCTACAGGCGCAGTGACCTACAGATGGGAGGTTAAGAACCGAGAACCCAACCACTTTTGGGATTGCCGGATATACAACGAGGCAATGCGCCATCTGATAGTACACAGATTAGGTGAGCTGTTCAAGCGTGAGTACAAGATCAGAGAATTTATATGGGTGGATTACGTTGCATATATAAAGGGAGAGCTGGCGGGGATTGAATAAACTGTTACTAAAGTTTATTACCGCGCTGGCGTGCCTCGTTGTAACACTTGTGTGCCATATAGACAACGTAGCACGATACCAATACGCAAAGTAAACATAACAGAGTAAACATAGAAGTTATTTTTATTAATCCATTGTATGCACATCGTCGTAACAACGAGAGGTAGTTAATGTGTTTTGTGCAAGGTGCGCTAATTCATCAATATCGGAAAATAAGTAAACTACGGCTTCTGCGTGTCTAACGTGCAAAGTGTAATATTTGTTTTTGGTTACACTAATAGCAGTGTCGTTTCTATTTATACCACACCAACTTTGCGCCTTACCTTCCAGAAAAATAGTTTTTATAATTTCTGTGGCTGCACGAAGCAGCTCATTGTTCATGCAGATAATAGTAAACGGCTGTGTTATATCACTTAATCGCATTGTGTACCAAGTTTAAAAAATTAGCAAATATGTTTGTGTATCTACGCTTGTTTCTACGTCTTTCACCAGCGTAGTAGTGAAACGTTACAAATAGGTCGTGTTTGCGTTGTCTAGTCATTGTTTAAAATTTGTTCAACAAAATTGCGATAAATATCTCAAACTACCAAACTTTATTTTCGGCGAATATAACTTTACTCGCAAACAATATACGATGGCTATCTCTAACGCAATACCTTCAGGTGCACGCAGTTCAATAAATGGAACTAACTTAGCCAAGGGTAATTTCTCGCCTGCTTCCCCGTTCCTGCCACAAAGCATTACTATTATAAGTGAGGCTAACGCAGCGAACCAATCTGGTTTGAGCCTTGAATTGCAGCAGATAACCAGCGCACGCCAAGCAGGCACGTTGTTTGGTTACGGTTCACCAATATACAGCGCAGCACGTATTCTATTCCCCGTTACTGGCGTAGGCGTAACTGTGCCAGTGTATGTAGTACCAGTAGAAGAACCAAGCGGCGCAGCAGCACAGGTATTTACCGTAACGCCTACAGGCAACGCTACCGCAGCAGCTACTATATACCTAAAAATAAATGGCCGCAGAGCTGTAGATGGCGCAAGTTACGGCATCTCTGTAGCTGTAGGCGACACGCCAACAGTAATATGCAACAAGTTCCGTACAGCTCTTGCAGCGTGCCTTGGCACCCCTGTAATCGGCACAGGAACAGCAACACTGATATGCACAGCCAAATGGGCTGGCGAAACAGGCGCACTTATAGACATCGAGGTAGACTTAGATGGTAACTCTATCGGTACGACATTTGCCGTTGCAGATACAACTGCCGGCACAGGTGCTACCACAGTAACGCCCGCACTTACCAAGATTGTAAACTGGAATACAGTTATTATCAACGGTGCCGATTTATCTGACACAGACATACTTACTGAGTTTGAATCTTGGAACGGTATACCCGACCCCTTGAACCCTACAGGCAGGTTCAACGCAATCGACTTTGAGCCAGCACTGGTATTCACAGGTACACGTTCTGACGACCCAACCGCTATCACGGATGCACGCCTTAACAACTGCACCATAGTAGCGTGTGTTGCGCCGTTAAGCAAAGGATTCCCGATAGAGGCAGCAGCTAACGTTGCAGCAGCTTGGGTGCCGATTGCGCAATCAACACCAAACCTATCAGCACTTAACCAGTTGTACCCTGACATGCCTGCACCACCAGCAGGTAGCACACCAGCTACTAACAGTTGGGTAATACGTGACCAGTACGTTAAGAAGGGCTGCTCTACTGTAGACTTTGTGAATGGCGTATACGTAATCAAGGACTTGGTTACTACCTACCACCCAACGGGAGAAGCTGTGCCTCACTACAGCGATGTACGTGCGATGAACATATTTAGCAATTATGTGTATCGCTACAACTTGATGAAAACACAGAACTGGATGGGCAGACAATTAGCTCGTGATTCTGACGCAGTTAACGCCCCTAGAGTAATCAAGCCAAGTGGCATGATTGCCGACATATTCAATCTGGTACTTGGTGCGGTGAGAGATGGCTTGTTGGTAGATGCAGAGTTTACTAAAGCAACGATAGTTGTAGAGATTGATGGCACCAACCCAAACAGGGTAAACGATACACACGATTTCAAAATAAGCGGTATTGCTTACATCTCGTCATCAACGATAACAGGCGGGTTCAATTTCAACTAATTTAAAAACGCACCGTAAGGTACAAACTATACAACATGGCAAAAATAGGCGGCGACCTGCTCGAAATATCAGTACAGCACCCAACAGCAGGCTCTAAGATAATTTACGGCGTAGCAGGTGAAACAACCACCATTAAGCTAGGCGGCATAGAGAATGAGGACAACGGTGCCGTAGATGGTGGGCAGAATCTCATCATCTCTAAGCGCAATGTTGCCGGGTATATACAAGGCCCGTTTGCCAACGATAACCGTTCTGCGCTTGCTGAGTTTGAGTTCATACAGAACGTAGCTGCTTCGCCAGAAGAAGCAGTGTTTACTTTCCGCTACATTGACAACGAAGTGTATAGCGGCTCTGGTACACCAGTAGGCGAGATTACGCTTGATGCCAAAGCAGCAACTTTTACCATGAAAATTATATCTGGCAGAGGCTTCACAAGACAATAGTATTTCGTAACCAATACATAAATTAACCACACAATGAAGGTATCTGAATTAAAGAAAGTATTGACTGAAGAACAGGCAACCGCAGAGCTTAATGAGTTCTTCGACCGCCGTATCATATTCCCAAAGCGCAGAGAGGCCCTAGCGGCCCCGATAGAGGCTGTTGTGGAGGCGATGACGTTTGGACTGGTGGCTATACATGAAGATGGTAGTATCACGCAAAAACTGTGTGTTCCTGTTGGGCCTCTAACTGAACTAAAGTATGTAGCCGACGTGCCATCAAGCACAATCAGCAAGTTGATTTCCAACTTAAAAGTGTATACACAGACGAACATTAATATGGAGTACATTTCGGCATACACTACGGTAATCAAGGCGCAGATTGAAAAGATGCACCCCACAGATCGTAACCTAGCCGATGCACTGGCTTTTTTTTACCAATAACAGACGAAAACGGCGAGATACTTGACTATAAGTTCGCACAGATATTGGTAGACTTAGTACTGTATTTTAAGTGGGAGCCTGGCGTAATAACCAGGCTCTTTTGGCAGAATAGAACTGCTGACGGAATCATATTTTGGTGGCAGATATACAAACAGATAAGTAAGACAGACTAATGGCGTTCATAATACCTACTATATTCACTGCAAGCAACCAGTTATCTCGCCCTTTGGCGCAGATGCAGCAAGGTATGCAGAACCTAGCCGCTACGGCTAACGGTACAAAGCGTGCGTTGCAGGGGATGATGTCGGTATTAGGGGAGGACACCAACAATCGTCTTAACTACATGATTTCACTTGGCAAAGCAATGGCTGTGACAGGCACAGCGTTGTTTGCTGGTAAATCATTAATGGATTACGACAGAGCCATCACTAAGTTTCGCACCATCGTGTCAGACCTCAACGATACCGATTTCGGCAAGTTTAAAAAGGAGATGAACTTGGCAGCTAAGTCTGTCAATGCTAGTGCTGTAGAGATGTTCCAAGCCGCAGAGGTCATAGCCGGACTGGATGAGAAGTTCGCCGCCAACCCTGCGCTCCTTGCCGACATGTCCAAAGCAGCGTATACCTTGTCGAAAGGCGGCTTTATGGAACTCGCCGATGCAGCAGAGGGCATGACAGGTATCATGCTCCAGTTCAACATGCAGGCGGCCGAGGCAGACAGAGTAATCAACGCCTTGGCAGCAGGTACGGCAAAGGGCGGTGCCAGCATTGCGTCGCAGATAGAATCAATGCGTAAATTTGGCTCGGAGGCTTACCGAGCAAACATGTCACTTGAACTTACAGTCGCCACGTTACAAGCCATTGCGCCTAAAGTTAAGGCCGCAGAAGCGGGCGACGCAATGGCGGCAATCATGGTCAAGATGCGTAAAGCAGGTGGGGGGTACAGAGGCGGCATATTTGATTTTATAGCAGGCATAGACGACCTAAATGCTAGGATGGCATCAATGAACGAGCAAGCAAGAAACTTGTACGCCGATACTATTTTCGGGGCAGACAGGTCAAGCATAGGCTCGTTCCTTCTGACACAGAGAGATAACATATTAAAGCTCACTGCTGCTGTGACCGCTACCAACGAGGCACACAGGGCAGCACAGATAGCATCTAGTTCATTCGGAGGCAGGCTAGAAGCGGTAAAAAATAAGTTTGTAAACTACATTACGCAGTCAGAGAAATCGAACTACATAATGACCAAACTTAATAACGTACTAGGCTTTGTAAGTGAGAACTTTTCGGGGTTGATGCAGATTGCAACACCATTTGTGTCGCTTATGGTTGTACTAAAGGGATTTACAATGGGCGCAGCACTTGCACTTGGGGTATACAACATGGTCATAAGAAGTTACAACATCTACCAGGGGATAGCTACAGTTGTAACCAGAGGAAATATATTTGCGTTGCGGCGCAATACTGCGGCGTTGCAAGCCGCCACGATGGCAAGTAAATTTTTGAACGCAAGTCTTGCAGTGCAGATAGCTTTGTCAGCAGGGGTAGCACTTGCACTTGGCGGGCTTATCTATATGCTGTGGCCAACGACTGACGCAACAGACGCACTGGCTACTAGCGTGGATGAAACAGGCAAAGCGTTTGCTGATTTAGGGAGGCCAATAACCGATGCAGAAGCGAAACTTGCGCTGTTTAACAAACAGCAGGAGAAGTACATTCAGCAGAGAAACGAAATGACTTTATCAAGACAGAAAGAAGCCTTGATAAATGCAGGGGCAATAAAACTAAATCCTTTCGAGGAAATAGGGTATTCTATGCAGCAAGCGTTTAGAAACAACCCTGTGTTTGCCAACATAATTCCGTATTTCTCGGCGCAACCAAAAGCTCCAAACCCACTAGATTACGGAGTTACACAACCAATGCAGCAAAGCGGCGATAACTTCATAACCCAAGCAGCGCAAGTATCTGTACCACAGTCAGTAAACAGCACGTACACCAACACAACAACTAACAAAGACACAGTGGAAATAACTGTCAGTGCTGCACCAGGCTCAGAAGCCAAGGTTAGCAGTAACACAGGAGGCATACCAGTAAGAACGACACAAACCGCAACAGGACGATGAGAGATATTAAGATAATCAGCACCTTGGATGGTGGCGACTTGGTAAAGCAGGGAAACGACATCGCAACAGTTAGCGGTGTCGAGAACGTGCCGTTCCTCGCCATGTTCGGAGGCGCCGGCTGGTGTCTTAACTTCGTTACTGACAGACCCTTCCAATCTAGGACAGAAACAGTACTTCGCAGCGTTGTGCCCAACAGCGATGGGCGGCTCAAAATACAAGAGGCAGTTAATGCAGACTTGGCATTTTTGAACGACATTGCCGGTACAACTTGGAGCACAGTTATATCGCTGGAAGCACCGAATTACGTGCGCATAGGCGTGACTATTAACGGGCAACAATTCGATACGCTGTGGAACCCAACTATGCCAGCAGAGCAAGTAGCTCTAGTTGCCATCTGCCCGTTGATAACAGGGCTTACAGTAGTCAGCACCAGTGCAACCAGCATAACAGTAGCATGGGATGCCAGCACCGTAGAAGGATACCAGTGGAGAGTTCAATTAATCAATGTTGCACCAGTAGACGGTACGGACACCACAGCTAATACAATAACGCGCACAGGGCTTACACCAGGGCTTACGTACTACATCTTCGTGCGTAGCAAGTGCGCAGATGGGTTCTTCTCGGCGTGGACATCTGTAAGCGCAGTTACAACAGCCGTTGCGCCGATAACAAGCGGATTAGTAATGGAGCTGTATTCCTTCCAAGGAGTTACACGCACCGGCACAGATGTAGACGTGTGGGCCGACCAAACCGTGAACAACAACGACTTGGTACCTGGCAACATAGCCAACCCGCCACAGTACGAAGCGGCAGTATTCGGAGCATTGCCATCCATCACATTTGACAACTCAACGTCAGATCAGTCACTACTTACAGCCGCAGATGTGGTTGGTGTGTCAGGACAAGCAGGACTTACAGTGTTTGCAGTCAGCATAACGCAAGACGTACCATCAAGCAGCTATCTATGGTCATACGCAGACAGCCCAGGAGCAGTAGCCGCAGGAGAGGCAGAGGCGTACCAAAGTATATCTAATGGTATTAACTTTGCGGCAAGAGGCAATGTTGGTTTACAGTCTGGCAGCAACGCAGATACGCCTACAACAGCCAACGTTACCGCACTGCTTATTGATTTCACGCAGCCTGCTGCCGACGAGGCTACCATCTACGTGAACGGCAGCAACGCAAGCTACGTACCAGGTACGACCAGTGAAAACACAGGCACGTTCTCATCTGCACCTATGCACATGGGCCAAGGCAACGTGCAAGTAGGCGCAATGCTCGTGTATAACAGAGCCTTGTCGCCTTCAGAGATAACAACTATTACTAACTACCTAACCGACTTGTTCATACCATGACGATACCTACTATAAAACAGCTCTACGACGGGGCAATAAGCAACTTTGAAACGGAGTTCGGTGTAACTACCAACCCGTTTGGGCAGGCAGTGCTAGTAGCCTTCGCAGGCGTTATGTCAGGCATGTTATACCTAGTGTATCTAACAGCAGCCCTAAACGATAAAAACATCTGGTTTGACACCTGCGACAACCAGACGCTTATCCGGTACGGCACCACAATACTAGGTCGTTATCCGTTCCCTGCCACGTCGGCACAGTACACCATCACGGTTACAGGCACGATAGGCGCAGTGATACCAGCATCAACAGTATTCAGGTCAGATGACAACAGTGCAAGCCCTGGCAGGCTGTATCAAGTCACGGGAGCCACCACGTTATCTGCCACATCGGAGAATATCGTAGTCAATGCGCTGGAAGGTGGCACAGGCAGTATACTCAGTATTAGCGATACCATGACTAGCACATCGCCAATCATCAACGTGACCAGTCAAGCCATCGTGGTTACAGAGAACGTTACACCTGAGAACGCCGAGAACTTAGAGCTATACAGAGCCAAGATAGGCGACAAAGTAAGGCTGTCACCTGGTAGCTGGAACGCAAAGGATTACAGGCTTGTAGGCGGCACGGTGACTGGTGTAGCGCAGGTATATGCGTATGGCATGTCAGCAACTGAAGTGGACGTATGGCTGCAAGGCACAACGCCCGTAGCTGACCCTGGCCCGTCGGCAAGTACCACAGTAGTCAACGCATACATAGCAGCACTTGACTTGGTACGTCCTCTACCAGCGTTTATAGTTAACGTGGCAAGTTCACCAATTAAGAACGTAGACGTGTTTGTGTCCAGAGGCACGTTCCCTGCGCTCACTGTAGCACAGCAGACCTTGGTAACGACAGCACTGCGCAACTTCATCAACAGCGTGCACCCATTTATTGCGGCAGCAGATAGCACACTTACGAGAAACGATAGTATCTTTACATTCAACCTAAGTGCAGTTATATCCGCAGCAATACCAGGTGTAGGCTACGCAGGCGTTACGTTCGAGGTAGATGGCGTGCTAGTAACAACATGGCAGGCAGACAACGGAGAAATACCATTTTTTAACAGTGTAACATTCACGGCTTAATGGCTACGCAGGATACGTTTTTACGGATAGCAAAGATGCTGCAACCCACAGGGTCAGCGTTCCGTATTCCGTTTGCCAGCAACTTTGAGAAGATGTACAAAGCCATCGTGTCTGATAGCATCGGCGGTGTTGGTAAACTGTATAATGATGTGAGAAGCATAGCCAACGAGCAGCTACCGGATAACGATAATTTCACTATCGAGATGGCACGTCGCTGGTATGTCAGGCTCGGCTTGTTCGACAGTGGCGCAGTGACGCTAGCCGACATGAAAGCTGCTATCAATCAGAAACTTAGTTTTCCGAATACACCACTTAACAAGCAGCACTACCTGTTCATAGAAGAACAACTGCGGATGGCCGGCTTCGATGTAAGAGTGTACGAAAACAGGTTCTTACCAGGGCCTACTACCAAATCGGTAAGCGAGGTACTTGGAGTAGCTGCGGCTAACGCAGTGTTAGATACCTTTGAACTCAACGAGGCTGAACTAGATATGACTTGGGAAGACGCAGGCGTATCGTTGGTTATGAACTACATCGAGGAAGAAAAGGATGCAGACTTTGCAATACTGGGGGGTTCATTAGGATATCGCAGCACGTTCTTTATTGCGGGAGCAAGTCTTGATTTAGGCGGATTTGCCGACGTGCCACTTAGCAGAAAGATAGAATTTAGACAACTTATTTTGAACTTTAAAGCAGCACAGATGTGTGCGATTTTATTTGTAAACTACGTATAACATGGCTTTCGATACAGCAAATTTAGACGGAACAGTAGTAGCCCCTGGCGGCATTGTGCCATTTGGCGCACTGAAAGACGCACCATCTGGCACCAGAGTAAATACCAAGATGCTAGGCGACATGTGGCAGATGCTACAGCAGCTTGCAGCAGGCGCAGGCATCACGCTGAACAACCAGCCGGATAACAACACCAATGGCTATCAGTTCATGGAATCGCTTAGTAAGGTTATAGGCAACCATGCAGGGCAGATAGTGCGCATGTTGATTGGTGGCGTGTATGATCCAACCAAGGTGTACATACTGTGGGGCTGTGAAACAAGGGGCAACAGTGGGTACTGCTTGTATGATGGCGAGATTTACTTCATAGTAGGTAACTCAGGGCCAGTATGCGGCGGGGGCTTAGTAGACGTGATAAAAGTATACACGCCGACATTATACACCAATGGCGTGCAATCTTTACAAAATGCGTGCGCTGCGGCAGGTAGCGGTATCGCAAATTTTGCGGATGTTATTTATTTGCAGAAATGGGTAGATGTAAGCAGCACAATGACTTGGGGCAACGGGCCTGGGGGTTCTGTTACCATTGACCCTGCGGATTTTGTGTACGCAAGATACATGTTAAGAGGTAAAACCGTTATTTTTCAAATGTCGGTTCAAAATTTTACAGTTGGCGTGTCTGGGCCAGCGTGGATATCATTCGATTTAGCTTTCTTACCAAGTGATATAACAGAACCCATGTGGAGTAACGGAGGCGTGTACATACCTCCATCTGGAAGCAGAGAATCATGCTTAGTACTTACAGATAATGCCACAACAGAATACATACGTGTGTACGCACCGCCTAGCGGATGGGTAACGGGAACAGACGACAGCAGACTAGATGTGTCAATAACTTTCGAGATAGACTAACGCCAGTAGGTGAACGGCGCATCTGGATGACGAAGCGTAGGGTACAACCGCAGTGTGTCGTTCACCAAACTGTAACTATACTGCGCAAAACGGCTACCGTCATCCAACAAATAGTACACACTGTCAACAGTTAAAGCATAGGGGTAAAACGGTTCGGTGTCCTTAGACAACAAACTATCAGTAAAGCAGATAGATGATCCATTACCGCCAAACCAGCAGCCTTCTAGCTTGGCAGAGGCAGGCGGTTCAACAGGAGGGCAAGCAGGGTGTTTGCAGCAAGATACGAGAAGTGCCGAAGCAATAAGTACTAGAAAAGTGTGTTTCATACGTTTAAATTTGTTGAACAAAATTAATGCTAAAAATTGACATAGACACAAAAAATCTTGTTGGGCACATACACACCTTGTCCAAGCTGCATCGCTCTGCCTTACCAGCAGCCGTTATGCAGACTTTGAACGGTGCTGCGTTCACAACAAAGACCGTGACTATGCCAAAGGAGGCAGATAGGTTCGAGAAACGTAAGCCAACGTTCTTTAAAGCAAATAGCAAGGTGGCACCAGCCAGAGGGTTCAACATAGATACGATGCGCTCAGAGGTCGGATTCATACCTAAACCTGACGATAAATCGCACTCGGTAGAGGACTTGGAGGCGCAGGAAAAGCACGGCACTATAGAAAACAGGGCGTTTATTGCGCTGCCGACAGCTAGAGAGGGCAATTCGTTCAATAAGCGCATCAAGCGGTCGAACTACATGGATAAAACAGACGGCATTTACGACCCCCTAAAGCAAAGAGCCAAAAGTAAACGACCTAATTCGTCACTGAAAATGGCGTTCATTCTTACTGCTATGGAAGCGGGAAAAGGCAAGATGATTTTTGGAACTGATAGACTAGATGGCGCAAGGATAGTTTTTAGGATAAACAAAGTGGCGAGGATAACAAAAATTACCAAAACTACCAAGCGTCTTGGCATAAAGACAAAAAAATGGAATACATTTGTAGGGCTTACCAAACTGTTCAATGTTAAAGCTGGCAGGAAGGTAAGGCCCGACAGCAAGTATAGTGGTTTTATGAAAAAAGCATCACTGGAAGCGCAGAGAGGTATGGAGGCAACATTCATTGCTGCTGCTAACAAGCAGATAGCTAAATTTACAAGACGATGAGTAGCTGGATTGATACGGTACGAACCTTAATGGTTATACGCACAGGCGATGGCAAGGAATACACCCCTCGCTGGTTTCGCACGCAGTACAACGTGGAGTATAACCAGACTTTGTTTGAGTTCATCAACAAGACGGGTACACTGGTTCGTAGGCAGCGACCCAAAGGGCCTGTGTACGACTTGGAGATTGTGTTTGATGGTGAGTTCTGCCTAGATACCGCAGAGGCTTTCAAAACAAGTGCCAATGATGCTAGGGGCTGGACGCTTACGCACCCGATGTATGGTGCACTGTTCGTATACCCTGTGTCACTGCGCTTCGATAACACAGTACTCAACGTTGTCAAGATAACTGGGCAGTTAATCGAGAGCAACGAGAAAACTGTAACCGGCACCGATGTGTCACTACCCGATGTGCTGCAAGGCTACGTTGCCTTAACAGACAAAAGGCTGGTTGACACTTACGCAGAGCAAGTACCCGAAATGCAGGTGTCTGATTTGCAAAGGTTGCAGCAGCACATCAACGATACATACAACACTGTATCTATCCGCATAAACGATGTGCAGGCAAATGTAGATGAGTACTTGGACGCATACAACGCGGCCAATGCTGTACTCAACACTGCCCTATTCGACACAGGGCAGATAATCGGGCAGGCACTCACGCTTATTCGCACACCAGCCACGTTCCAAGCACTGCTACAGATTAGACTGGAGATGTTGCAGTTGCAGATGAGCATCTACCGCAATGACATCGCAGCAATCAACTCGCTGTACAACACGCCCACGTCATCTCTTAAACGGTTGTTTGAGAACAACGCTGCTCAGGTGATCACAGCAATATGTATTGCTACCATCACCAACATTACGAACGAGTATGTATACCGACCTAACATACTGACTGTAATAGCACAGGTGCTACGTACCTACAACACATACATAGACGACCTGTGCGACCTGCAAACCGAGAATAACGGAGAGCCTGACAGCTACGTGCCTGACCCTGACAGCATACGAGGTGTGTACGATTCAGTAATGACAGCAGTAGGGCTGCTCTACGGCTTGGCTGCTGCTGCGTTACAGCAGCGTGTGTACACCGTGCCCTACGATACAACACTTATCAATTTGGCTGACCTGCTCTATGGTAACACTGCTGACGATGCAGCAATACAGAAAATACTAGACACCAACGAACTGAGTTACGACGAATTAATAATCATACCGCAAGGGAGGGAAATCCTGTACTATATATGAGTGTAAGAGTTAAAATAGCAGGTGCGTTCCTTAATACGGTGGAAGAAGTTATGCTCGGACTAAAGTTCGACAGCGTAACAGATACCTTCTCTATCAAGGCATTGTTCAAACCTGAACTACACATACACAGGATAATATTCCGACCTGGTGCGTTGCATCGTTGTGAGATTTATTACAGGAATTTGCTGCTACTGACGGGCATAGTGCTAAACGTTGCTTTCAGCGACGAGGCAGAGCCGCAGTCTGCGTACCTGACCGGTTACTCTGTTACAGGTGTGATAGAGGACACCTGCATACTTAATACCGATGCCGACATATTGGTGAATGAGTTGGACAACACTGCATCCATACCACCTGCGCCCCTGTCATTCGGCAGCAAAGAAACAAACGGATTGGCCCCAAACTTGGTGCAACTTTGCCAGATACTACTGCAAAAATACGGCATACCCGTAGTGGTGGATGAGGCGTTGTCTGCCGATCCGTTATTTGATGCGCCGTTCAACAACATAGAGGTGTCAGCAGAGATGTCGGTTGTAGAGCTGATAGATGAGTATGCGCAGAAACGCAACGTGGTACTTAGCCACACTGCGGATGGCAAGCTGCTGATAACTAGAGCTAAGGCAACAGGTAAGAAGTTGACCGCACGAAAGTATGCAGTCATAGAGGATTTGAACGAAGGTAAAACGGATATTTTCAGAGATGAAGGTTATACCGCCGATACGCAACTTGTAAAAGCAGAGGAACGAGAAGTGCTGTTTAAATTCAACCGTTCCAACTGCCTGCGCATGAAGTTTAACTACAACGGGCAGGCGATGCACAGGGTAATACAAGTGCTTCAGCAGGCAGCTACTAGCGATGCTACTGGCGGCATTGCCACTGGTTCGTCGGTCAATCCCTATGTGCCAAGTGATTCACGCGGGCTACGCTTCCGCAGGGAGAGCCAGCGCATAGGCGATGCAGATACGGTCAACCCGACAGCACGTATGCTCATCGGCGATGAACTTAAAAATATCACTTTGTCGATAGACATTGAGGGTTGGCAGCTTAACGGATTTTTCGTTGCTCCAAATCAAATTATCACCGTAATTAATCCTAACGTATATTTGTTCAAGGAAACGAAGTGGTTTGTACGGGAAGTAAGCCTAACGGCGAACAAAAACGCATACACAGCCACGCTTAACTGCGTGCTGCCAGAGTGCTTCAATAAAGAGTTTATAAAAAGTATTTACCTGTGATAACACTCAGTAACAAAATATCGGCGGTGCTGAATTCGATAAAACAACGAATTGTCAAAGTCAACGGGCAAGGGCCTTACGACCCACGCACTGCTTACGACGTGTCGCCGTTTGGTGTAGATGGCGTGCCGCCTGCAAACTGGAAGGCTGTTTATTCTAAGACAGCAGTAGCAGGTAGCGAAGTGCTAGTTGGGTATATTAACCAAAATGCCACGTCGGTAGAAGGCGAATTGAAATTGTATTCTATGGACGGCACCAGCGATTCTATCACGTTGATACTTCGCACAGACGGCACAATGGAGTTGGGCGGTAACACTAAGCACCTGACTAGGTTTGAGGAACTGGAAACAGGGTTCAATAGTCTAAAACAATCGGTTACAGATTTGACTACAGCATTTAATACACATGTACACGCCACTGCGGCATTAGGCCTGCCAGTCGCACCAACCCCAGTACCAACAGTTATACCTGCTATACCGCCTACAGCTACAATAGCAGGGGCAAAAATAAACGAACTAAAAACTTTATAAACATGGTACCCGCAGTATATGAATCCGAAATAAAATACGTACAGAGTAAGACCACCTTGGAGGCGCAGCTTGCGGCCATTGAGGAGGTACGTGCTGCGCTACTTACGCAGATGGCTAACATAGCGGCTATTGGATCTGTGTCCGAGTACTTCTTCAACGATGGGCAGACTACCATCAAGAAGGTGTACACCAACATAGAGCAGATACAAATGACAAGACGCATACTGGAAACAGAAGCGAACGAAATCAGAGTACAATTAAGAGGCGGCTGCATGGTGCGCCTAGTACCTTCAACAAACTTTATGGGCAGACGATGAAAATATCACTAAGGTGGCCGTTCTCTGTGAGCAGAGATGAGCCGCAACAAATAGAAACGCCAGCTCCCGTAGAGCAAACGCCCACCGAGCAACCAGCCGACGCAGCTAATACCGACATGATGCCACTAGCAATGGAGATGGGTATGATAGCTAGTGGTGGATGGGTGCAAGGCGGCTCATTTACACAGGGGTTCGATGGCGAAATGACACTTGGCGGCATGGGTGCTCCTAAGACGTATGTTGTCAACTACCAGATGCTTCGCATACGCGCTAGGCAGATGTACTTGGAGAGCGACGTTGTACGGAACGCAGTCAACCGACGCAAGATATGGGTAATTGGCAAGGGGCTGAAGTTGCAGTGCGAACCTAACACTAAGGTGCTGGAATCGTATGGCATAACGCTAGATGCCGAGAAATTCAACGAAAAGGTAGAAGGTTGGTGGAAAGCCTACCAAAGCTCTAAGGCGGCTGATTACGCAGGTATGCGCACATTGGCGCAACTTACCGATGAGGCGTTCAAGGAAATGGACGTAGCCGGTGGCTTGCTAGTTGTACTACGTGTTATCAACGGCGTGGTGAAAGTGCAGCACATCGACATAGCCAGAGTGTGTACTCCGTACTATTTCCCTATGGATGAGGACACGGGTAAGTACCAAGCTGGTTACGATTACAAGAACCCTGACAACGGAAATCGGGTGCGAAATGGCGTGGAGATAGACGACGCAGGTCGCCACGTGGCATACTACGTTGTTACTGGCGTGGGGCTTACATACGACAGAATAGAAGCGAGAGGGCCAATGACAGGGCTAATATACGCCTACGTGGTATACAGGGAGCTTAACGGTGTTGAGGACGTGACTGGTGTCGGTAAGTTCGTATCGACAATGGAAGCAGCTAGTATGTTGCAGCGTTACAACACTGCTGCTCTGGCTGGCGAGGAAGAACGAGTTAAGATACCTTACTTCTTCGAGCATGGCAACAGCAGTAAGCAGATAGACCCTATGCTGGCGCTGCGAGCTAGAGCCAATGCTGGTAACGCTGGCGTGGAGGGCTTTGGCAACGCAGCAGTAGGACTGCCTACCACAGCGTCAGCAGAGCAGCTTGCCAATAAGGTTGCTGCCTCTACAGACAAGATGGTATTCAACCTACCTAACGATGTGTCAATTAAAGCAATTCAGTCGGATCAGAACTCTAAGTTTAATGAGTTCGCTAATTTCCAGACAGACAAAATAGCTAACGGTGCCGACATGCCACCTAACGTGCTGACAAGCAAGTATGATGGCTCATTCAGCAGCAGTCGCATGTCGGGTAAGGATTGGGAGCACACTTTCAGTTATTTGCGATTTGACATGGGCCAGCAATACATGGCACCAATCTACTGCTTGCAGGTATACATACTGGTGTTGCAGAACTACGTAGATGCACCCGGCTTTGTGCGAGCCATACAGAATAGAAACGAAATATTGTGCGCAGCATACCTTCAGTGCAGATGGGAAGGAGATAAATTCCCTGACGTTGACCAGCTCAAAACGGCTAAGTACCTTAGAGAGATGTTAGGCGACCAGTTCAAACACGTACCACTTATGACTATGGAGGCCGCGGCCGAAGAAGCAGGACAGGGGGATTACAACTCTATCATAGAACAGATAGCCAAGGAAAAAGTGAAAGTGGAGGGAGTTGGACTGGTACATGAAAGCAAAGTGCCTCCGCAGCAGGGTGGCACAGAGCCACCAGAGGAAAGTGAAGAGGAGGATGAGGGTGTGGGTGTGGATGAGGATGAGGATGAGGAAGATGATAAGGAAGTGGAAGATGATAAGGAAGTGGAAGATTAGCAAAAAGGGTGTCATGTTTAGTGACACCCTTTTAGTTTTTTAGCAACCATCGTTCCAGTGCCCTAGATAAAAACACACATCGTGCTTTCGGCCTTTACCGTCTTTTCGATAACACATTATTAAATCCAAAGTGTTGTCACAAAAACAACTTTCAACCAAGGTGACTACATCAAACTTGTCAGTAGTAATCATCGTGCTAGATTTAATGACATCGTTTGTTCCTGCTTGCAGCACGAAAAGTAAAGCAGTAGGTTTAGCAACTCTTGCTGGCGGCGCATCTTTGCGCAAATCTCGGCAAACTACTTTCGGATTAGCGCACACACCAGTTCTCCACTCGCCGTGAAACACATAGGAAGTGCCATCTGCCGCCGTGCAAATTATCAAGTCTTTGAACGACACCATCGTGTGCTCAGCATTAAACACTGAGGTGGGGGCTACCAAGTCCACAGAAACAAAGTCCTCTGGCTTTGACTTGGTAGGTTTCCCATCGCCATAACGCTGCCGCAGCACTATGTAGTTGTCAGGGTCAACGGGGTGCATCGGGTGCTGCGGATGGTTCACGTCCAGCACGATGAATTGTGTTTGTTTGCTCATAACCTAGTTTTTAAAAGTGTAAGTAAATCAATTATTGTGGATGCCGACACGGCGACGACCACACCGACAGCAAGCCGTGTCGCTATCCAAGCTATCGGGTTTTCTTTAATTCTTCTAGGCATGGCGGTGCAGGTAGTCAAGCGTTTGGAAAATAACAGCAACTACCAAGCCTCCCATTGCCATCCAGATAATTTGCTCGGCTAGCAAGTTGGCAGGCTCAGTTACTTCCAGTTCTACCTTCTCGTCATTTACGTTCGGGGGCAGGTTCTCGGCATGGTATATCGGCATGTCTAGGCACACAGCCACCGTGATTTCCAGCCTTGCACCCTTTGACTGCTCTGCGCCAGGTAGCACGAATACCGCATCGCAATCAAGCATAAGAGTGGTTATGTCCTGCTCCATATACTCAATCCACTCTAGTGCAGGGCCAGACGGTTTCAAGGGGTTAAATACTTTGTAGCCCAAGTTACGGCACAGTTCTTCGGCACGTGAAAAGGCAAGCGTAGCCTCTGTAATGTCAAGACCAGAGATAGGGCCACTTATGTAGATTGTCCTGCCTGCTCGTTCGGGTATCTGCCTACGCTGCTCCCTGCGGAGATACCACACAGCTTTGTCAATGTCTGCGTGCTTAGTGCCTTTGAGATGGGCACGGCATGCGTACTTAACGGCATTACCCGTGTTGAAATTAAGACCTAACATTTCTATAAGGTCAATCGGTTGCTTCGTGCCAGCGCGGTAGTGCGCGGGGTTGGTTACGTTCGTGAATTGCATAATATTATTTGTTTTTAAGAGCTAATTATTCGTCATCACCGAGGATAAATTGGCAGATAGCACTGGTGACACCTTGGCAATCAGCCACGTAGCTTTCTACGCTTACATAGTCTGCATAGTCGCCCATGTCAATGTGTATCATACGAGAAGTCACCTTGATGCTGGCAGGCTTTATCTGCCTAACTTCTATAAGCCTCTGTAGGTCGTACACGTCGTTTTCTGTCTTATCCTTGGGTATCTTTACTGAGATTTTCATAATCTAAAATTCGTTTATGTGGTTAACTACTTTACTAGCTATGCTTGCTACAAACCTCTCTTGGTGAAAAGTGTAGCATTTGTTGAATCGCTCCTTGTAGACAGCAGGCAACACTACTACTAGGCGAATTGCATCTTTGCGTGACCGGTAGGAACGCTCCTTAGTTACGTTGCCACGTAAGGGTACATGCTGTTGTAACTTGCCGTGTACGCTGTTTATCTCCTTGGCTACAACTGTACGTACCAACGTGCTAATTGGCATCACCATCTGAGCCTCTATCTCTGCAATGGCGTAGGACAAGTTGGCTGGTATGTACACCGAGAGGCGGTAGTTAGTTTTTATCATTTGTATCTATCTCAACAACAAATGTAGAACAACTTTGTGAATAAAAACCCAATACGATAAAATTATTTTATACCCTGTCTACATTTGGTACACTTTCTGGTAACAACCATTCACGTAACAACACGTACAACATGAAGAACTTTCTTTTTATCACAATGCTGTTAATGCTTGGCTTATGCGCCAATGCTCAAAATGTCAACGTATCGCCGAACATCTACACAGGGCAGATGCTAAACCCTGCCAAGACCTACGGCACAAAAGCTGACACAGCGACTAACACAACTGCGCTGCCTCTGCACGTTGTTCGTGTTAACTCGGCAGCTACTAAGGGGTACAACACTCCTGTTGTGGTTGATGGCCACATGTCGTTCTTAGCATCTTGTACAAAGATAACTGGTACGCTAACTGGCACAGTATCTTTGGAGCAGTCATTCGATTCTACTACGTGGGCACCATACACGGTAATTAACTCTGCTGACACAGGTATGATTCCACTGTCTTATGCAATTACTGACGTGAGCACTACACAGCTTGTTACGTTCAACTTACCATCTATACCTGCTGCGCCATATTGGCGTATTGTGTACAGAGGTGTTGGTACGGCGACAAGTCGCTGGTTGGCATACGTTTGTGTTAAAAAATCAACTAAGTAATCACAGCCCTTATATACCCATCTATCAATGCAACTGACAGGATTATTAAGCATCTACAACAAGCCTTGGCTCATCGAGCCTAACGCTGCTGTGCAGATGCTTGAACTGTTCAACAGCATTAAAGCCGGTGAAGATGATTTCAAGCCTGAGCAAGTTAAGGTGGTATCGGTACTGACTGGTATGAGTGGCGTTATGGTTGCTCCGCAGTCAACGTGGGAGATGCGTGATTTTCAAGGGTTTGCTGGTGCTGAAACGGTAGTAATACCAATGTCAGGGCCGTTAATGAAAAGTGACTATTGCGGTGCGCTAGGCACAGCTAGTATACGTTCTTTATTTGCTGCTGCTGAGGCTGAAAGCTCTGTTAAGAATATCATACTTGCTGTCGATTCACCTGGCGGCACAGTAGACGGCACTGAGGGGTTTGCAGGGCAAATAGCCGCATCTACTAAGCGCACAATATGTGCTGTGGATGGTATGTGCGCAAGTGCCGCAATGTGGATTGGTTCATCTTGCGATGAGATGTACGCCACTAGCCAAACAGACTTCGTAGGCAGCATCGGCACGATGGTGTCAATGACTGATAACTCAGAGGCGATGAAGTCAAGAGGTGTTGTGCTGCGTGAGTATTACGCTACTGCCTCTACAGATAAAAACAAAGTATTCCAAGAGGCGCGGGATGGTAATGGCAAGGCGTTAATTAGCGAAGTGCTTGATCCTATCAACGATGTGTTCATGGCTACCGTGACTGCTAACAGAGGCGGTAAGTTAGATCCATCTACGCTGACTGGCAAGATGTATCCTGCGCAAGCCGCAGTAGAACTAGGACTGCTTGATGGCATCATGCCAATGGAGCAGATAATATCAAAATGTAAAATTTCTAATAATTACACGTATATGACCGCAGAACAAATTAAAGCCGCCCATCCCGAAGCGTATAACGCAATCGTAGCTACTGGTATATCTCAGGAGCGTGAGAGAGTTAACACTTTTCTTGCTTTCCATTCTGCCGATGCAGAAACAGTAATAGGCAAGATAAAGTCAGGTGAGTCTGTTACCTCGGCGTTCCAAGCTGAAATGGTAGTTAAGCTGACCAACAAAAACACGCTTGCTGCTGTGGTTGCAGACAGTCCTGCTCCAGTTGGTGCAGTATCTCCTGCGGTAACTGCTACAGAAACTCCTGCTAATGGCGAGTTAACGCCCGCACAGTTGGAAGCGCAAGTGAAAAAACTAATGCAAGACTACAACTAATGCAAGACTACAACTAAGGTTGTGGCATCAAGACACAATAATTCTTAACTAAGTAAAATTTACCAATATGCCAAGCGCACCTGGAATATTAACGACCAATTATAATTACGAGCAGTTATTCATAGGCAGAAACCTATACAACTTTGCCACGTACACTAACAGCACTGGTAGTGAAGTGACTATCCCGATGGGCAGGCTCATCGGTCGTGTGTTGGCTACCGACAAGGTGCTACCGCAAGTAGCTTCTGCGACAGATGGCTCTGAGCAGCCAATCGGCATAGTGCAGGAATCTGTAACTGTTGCGGACGGCGAAAGCATCACGTTGTCTTACTGCTATGCAGGTGACATAAATCAGAACGCAGTAATATTCAACACTGGTGAAACACTAGCAACAGTCGTTCGCACGGCGGCAACTGGTGGTGGTACTTTGGGCGACTTGATTACACGTAACACAACGTTGAATCTGTACGACACAATACAAATCGCAGCTTACGACAACCAATAGTGTTGTCGTTTGCTTCATCTTTTTCTATAACTAAGTAAATCTATAAAACATGGCCGGACTTATTCCAGCAACGCAGGCCAGCCCTGCGTTAACCATTGCGGTGAAGGCCCGCTTAGACGACCTTCAGAACATTAAGGTCAACAACTTTGCTCGTGCCTACTACAACGTGGTTGAGAGTAAGGAACGTTATCCTGCGGCTGAAGTGCGCAGAGGTACTGAGTATTCTGCGGTAGACTTGCCACGTGGCCACCAAGGTACACGCGTACAGGCTACTAAGTTTACCCAAAAGGCGTATGATCCGTTTTATTACAAGTTGTTTACTGACGCAACTGAGCAGGAAGGTTACTTCCGCATCTTCGGCAGCAACAGCTTCAATATCAACGACGTACCTGGTGTAGCCAACGGTATCGCAGTAGAGCTGAAGTCAATGAAAGACATGATTGACAGAACTGTTGAGCGTCAGTGCATGGAAATCTTTGAATTTGGCACTGTAACTTCGCTTCGTGCTGGTGTACCTGCAATAGACTTCTATCGTAAAGCAGGGTCGTTCATGGACAAAGGTGCTGGTTTCTATTGGGATGTAACAGGCTCAAACCCGTTCACCGATATGAGAGAAGGTTGTCAGTGGATGAGGGAGAACGGTAAAGTAAGTTCATATCGTTTCGAGGCTGTGTTCGGCATCGACGCGTGGGTTGCTTTCCGCGAGAACTCTGTTGTGGTTGACCGCCTAAAGCAATTCAACAACCGTCGTGATACAGTTGCGCCAAGTCGCCTAGAAGCTACTGGAGCAGTATACCAAGGTTCGTTCGATATGGACGCATACATGATTGATGTGTACACATACTCTGATGTGTTTGAGAACACAGACGGTTCTTACACGCAGTACATGAACCCTAAGAAGGTGTACATCCTGCCTCCTAACCCAATGAACACTTTGTTCTATGCTGCTGTGCCACAGGTGCAGACTAACTTAAACACTGCAAACCTTATGGTAGGACAGTACTTCTACAAGGATTTTATGAATCCTGAGATGGGCTACCACAGATTCTATATCGAATCTTCTCCGATACCAGTACCAGTAGGTGTTGACCAGATGTTTACCATCACTTGTTTGGGCGTGTAAACAACAGAAATAAAATAGCTTGATAACCAAAAAGCCGCTACGCAAGTGGCGGCTTTTTAAATACTTAAAACATGGCAAACATTTATGTCGTTGCTGTTAAATCAGTAACTTTGGCTTCGGGTACATATCGCCAAGGCGACGAGATACCAGAGCACAAAATTAAACACCTAGCAGAGCTGCTAGAAAGCAAGGCAATAACATTAAAAACCGCTATTGTAGCACCTGCTGCGCCAGTAAGCACAAAGCCGAAACCAGATGGAAAATAACAAAAATTACATCGTAATTGCTGCCCACTGCAACGTGGCTCACAGACGTGAACGCCTTAAACGTGGCGACATTAAGCCCGCCTCTTACTTCGAGGTTGACCAACTTAACCGTTTGGTTGCAGGTAAGTACTTAGCCGTGCATACTGGTGAGGGTGCAACAGTTGTACCTGAAGTACCTGAAGTACCTGAAGTACCTGAAGTACCTGAAGTACCTAAAGTACCTGAAGTACCTGCCACAGAGCCAACTAAGTTCGATGCTGAAAAAGCAACGGTTGCAGAACTCAAAATTGAGTTGACAAGACTTAACATACCCTTTACTGCTTCGGCTTTAAAAAGTGACTTAGTAAAAGCATACAACGACAGCTTCCTGCAATAATGAATATAATCGAGGACATACGTAGCACGACTAGAGATATACTCAGTGACACTGCCACAGGCTTTGGCACCGAGTGTATCTTCAGTGTTACGTCTGGCGTAACGGTTGTATCGGTTACATGTGGCGCGGTGTGTGTAAAACACAACTTGTCGTTCGACGATATGGGCGCACCAGTCAACAGTCCCACAGTGCGTGTTACAGTTAGTGAGTTGACACTAGCAGCCCTAGACTACCCTGTGCGCAACACGTCCAATGCTGTTGCGCTAAAGGGCCACAGAGTTACCTTTTCTGACCTTACTGGTGAGCAGGCAACCTACGTGGTGTCAGAGCAGTTCCCAAATGCGCAGACAGGCGTTATTCGCCTCCAGATGGCAAGCTACAGACTGCCAACGCCACCAGGCAGATTGATAATTGGGTGGATTGTAGGGGCGGTAAAAATACAAATTGTTGCAGTACCTAACGGTACAACACAAACACTAGCAAATGGCGACGTGATACCACTCCAGTACGCGCTTAACGGTAACGGCTCACTGACGATACCTGGCATAGCAGGTTACAATGTTTTGACACCATTTATGTTGTCGAACTTTCCAATTCAAGACATGCCTTACACACTAGCTACAGGAACATTCAACTACAAATTCACTGTAGGTAGGGAAGCTGCGGTCAATGTCAGCCTACCTCTCTACGCAGACTAACATTTTATGAAAAGAATAGTATTCTCACTTACGCTGGTGCTACTTAGCAGCGTGGCAATGAGCCAATCAATACAAGTAGGAACCGACAAGTATGTAACCATCAACGGGCAAAATTACCCAAGGGGCTACTTGCTGTCCGTGTATAACTACGAGGGGCCAGATAGTACACTGGCCATCTTGTTTGCAAACACTAGAACCTTCCTTATCAAGCCTACAAACAATGTGTTATACAAATACGTAGATAGTTCCAATGCGCCGGCAGTTAACATGCTTGTGCTCCGTGCTTGGATGAACGCAAACTTTGAAAACAAATAGACATGCCTTGGACACCCCGAATACCTGTTGTCATACCACAGCAGAACTTTGAGTTAATCGGTGATAGAATCGCCGAGATTCTTGCTGCTGAGATGGCTAATCAGTGGGTGCTAGATAACACAGTGCCAAAGGTAGTAAGTGTCGACATTGAACGGTTTACAACGTATGATGGGCAGACTGAACTACCTGCCATCAACGTGAACAACCAGTCCGCTACTTATTCCAATCGCACACGTAACCGAGTGGATGGCACTTATCAGTTCAACATAGATGTGTATACTAACGCTACGTGGAGTGCAGAGGATGGCCCTGGTGACGAATATGCGATGTTGCTGATGAACCGAATAATAGGCATGGTGCGCACCATCTTGTCCAGCCCTGCGTATACAAGGCTTGGATTCGATGCGCCTGCTGATCCAATCATAGGCACTACCAACGTGGCAGGCTTTATAGTAGGCGACAAAGCAACGGTCAAAGATTCACTGAGTAGTGTGGTGGGTAGACTACAATTCGAGGTTACTTGCGTGGAGGAAGCAATTATGCAGACTAGCGTGCTGCTAGAGGTGTCAGGCTCAACGCTCTATGTGAACAGAGCAGATGGCAAAGGGTTTAAACTACTTACAGAAATATGAAACGAATAATATCAGCCTTACTAATTCTGTGCAGCACCTTGCCTGCATTTGCGCAGCCCACTTCTGGTGATGTGTTTCCACCTGTCGGGGGCCCTACCGATTTCTGGCACACTGGCGGCTTGCTTACCAGTGACCGGCAGATACGCCTGACGTACAGTGACACTCTGGTGCTACTATACAAGACCGATGGCTCTATTAGGTATGATACCACTAAGAAACAAGTAAAGGTGTATGATGGTGCGTACTGGCGCAGGATGGTGGATTCAGCGTATCTGGACACAGTGGTGAGTAGCATTGAGGCTGGTGCAGTTGATACAGTCAACTACATTGCTAGTATAACACGCCTAGACAGAGAAATAGATAGTGTTAGTAACATAACTGATAGCCTATATACCGTGCTACTTACCAAGCAGGGGGCGGATAGTTTGTTGTTAGCATTGCAGATAGGTACATTACGTGATTATGTAGACAGCAACAATGCTATAATATATGGAAATATAGCAACATTGCAAAGTGATGTGGTAGTATTAGATAGTGCGGTAGGTGTGGCCTTTGGCTCAATATCAGCATTATTTGACACACTACCCAACTATGTAGATACAGCGCAACTCAATGATAGTTTACAGGTGATTAAAGCAGATTACGTACCGTACACAGGTGCAACAGACGGTGTAAACTTAGGCAATCACAGTTATTTTGCTGATAATGGTGTTTATAATTCTGAAATGTCACCATCATATTTTGGAGTACAAAATGACAGCTCTACGCAATTCAGTTTATTAGAATATAACCAATTATCGGTTACTAATAGCAATACAGGAAAAGTAATGACCGTTAACGCTAATGGTATTACATTTCCCGATGCTAGTACACAAACATTTGCTGCTGATAGTATAAAGTACAGCACTAAGGCATGGAGGCAAAAAGGCGTAGATAGTGTAGCTGCATTGATACCGTCATTAAGCGGTTATGTACCATATACAGGGGCTACTACCGATGTTAATATAGGCACTCACAACATACTACCAAACAGCGTAAGGCTATCTACATCGCCAACAGGTACACTTACTAACGTAGGTCAGCTATATTGGGATGTTGCTAATGTTACTCCCTCAGTTCCATTAAATGCAAATGTAACATTACAGATGGGTCAAGAGATGTACATACGTGCGGTAAATAAAACAGGTGTGCAAATTAATGATGGGCAAGTAGTATATGTTAATGACGCTCAGGGTAATAACCCTACTATTGCATTGGCTAATTCAGATAGCGTTAATACATCTATAGTAGTTGGTGTAGCTACCGAAAATATAGCTATTAACGGCACAGGTTTTGTTACTACTTTTGGTATTGTCAACGGCTTTAATACAAGTACATTTAATGATGGTGATGCACTGTACCTTAACACTATTAGCGGTCAATTATCAAACACTATACCTACTCCACCACACAACGTAGTAAAGGTAGCTATTGCGCTAAATAGCACTATTAATGGCAAAATATTTGTACAACCTTCCGAGCCATTAGGGCAAGATACTACCTTTGCAGCACCTTATAACAGCGATAGGGTAGCACCTACACAAAGGTCAATAGGTACTTATACACGTAAGATAGTGCAAGATACTGCAAGTGCATTGAGGATATCTATAAATGCTAAATACGGCACAAGTGATACAGGTAGGGCGGCAACTAATATAGTTACAGGTGGTAGCCTCAATAAGGTGCGTGATAGTTTGGCGGCATTAAGTGGTGGCGGTAGAACTCCGATTTCTGCAAGTGCTTATCAAATGCTTTATAAAAGCGGTGGAGATACGGTAAGGGGTACTACAAGAGTACGTATTGATACAACCGATTTGCGCATGGAATTTGCCTATGATAGTAGTACTACAACAGTAACAACCGACCCACATGGCGGAGTAAAGATGTGGGGTAGTAATCGTATGGGTATGGGTACAGTAAGAATTAATGATACTGTAAGCATACCAGCAGCATTACAGAGGGCGATAAATACGCAGATAACAAGTACTATGTTGCCAACAGTATCAGGAAACATAGCATATACAAACAACTATGTATATAGTGGTATGGTACAAACAGCAGGTACTTTAGGTTATATAGTTGCTGCATGGAATAGCACTATTCAGCATTTTAACTACAATAAAACAACATTTACAACTGCATCAGGGGCAAATTCAAGTGCTTTAATTAGGATTGGCAGTATTTCCAATTCAGCAGGTATAATATGCGGCAATACTAAGTTTAGTGGCGGTGGTGGTAGAGGTACATTTACATTTTCGTTTCCTACTTATTTGGCTACACAAAGGATAATGATAGGATATTCAGAGGCGGTATCAGCATTAAGCGGAGACCCATCTACATTCCTTACAGCACCTACAGCATTTTCGGCATTAATGGTTATTAAAGATGCAGCAGACACAACACTACAATTTGCACATTATAGCGGAACTGGAGTAGTAACAAAGGTTAATACTGGTATTGTACCTAATGCAGAAAATGTATATCGTCTTACTGTTTATATTGCACCAAATAGCACCTATTACATGCAGTTAGAAGTACTAAGTAAAACATCAGCAATAAGAGTAGTAACATTAAATCCTACTACTAACGTACCACTAGTAGGTGATAGATTAGTGCAACAGCAAGCGGTTAATAATGGTACGGTGGGTGGCGTTGTTGTTTATGGCTTAATTCAGCACTTAGAAGAAATATACTAGACTATGATACAGATAGAATACAAGGAATACACTACAGGGATAGCGACTAAGTTACACGTAACAGCCACTATATCAGATGGTAGCGGCAGTATATGGTACAAACTATTGGCAGCAGATAATACCTTAGTAACTGAGGGTAATTTACCAGTCGATACTGATTTTGCACTTGCGTATAATGGTAGTGAAATAATGGCAGGTAATTACATAGCTAATTATTTGGGTGTTGTAATTATTTAACTATATTTGTCAAAACTAATTTAAGTAGCAAATGTCACCTAAAGAAGAAACGGTTTTAACAAAAAAGATAACAGGTATAACGTGGGGAGTTATTATTACAATTACCACAATTACAGGCGGTGTGTTATCGATGGGTTTAAAGGGTTACACCAACATTCTATCAGCTATTGAGCGCAACAACAGCGACTATAGACAGGTACAGGAGCAAATTAAATACTTAGGTAATGACGTGAATAGGCACGAGCAGCAGATACAATATTTAATGACCGCAAAAAAATAAACTATGGATAATAAAACATTGAAATTTGGTTTGCAGGGATTTGAGGGTACTACGCCTCCGACCCTAAAAATTATATACCGTTGGCTGTTAGCCGCCTTGGCTATATGGCAGGTGATTAACATTACCTTCCCCGAAATAAACGATGTAACGGCTAGTTTAATCAGTCGTATATTAGATATTGGAGTTCCTATACTTTACGCTGTAAGCAATGCGTTTGGATATGTAGACGAAAATGCTAAGAGTGAATAAATACAACTTACATAGTCAAGTCGTTTCAATGGTAAGACGGCGCATTTGCTGATACGGGTTCGACCCCCGTCTTGACTTAATATCCTTTGAGTTCTCAACCGCAAATAATGGCTAATCAGTATACCGAAAGTAAGTATGAGCACCTGAAAGATGAGATACTTGCTGAACTTAATTCAGGTGGTTCGGAGGCTGGTACAGCCAAAAAAATAGTCGACAAACATAAACTGGATGTATCGCAAAATGCGTTCAGGCTGCATATCAGAAAACTGCAAAAGAAACAGCAGCATCCTTTGCTTGCGGATGAGTGCGAGCAATTAGGCATACCGCTAGACGATGTACGACACTACTGGCATAAAGGTAAGAGTTTTTCTATTTTTGTTAAGGGTCAACAGGTTAGCTACGAAGATATTAGGAACTCTATTGTAACCGAAGTTGCGCATCACGCGCCTAAATATGCCCCGCTAGAATACCTCCAAGATGACGAGGGCTACTTGCTAGTTATTGATCCTGCTGACATACACCTCAACAAACTATGCAGTGCCTTTGAAACGTCGGAGGCTTGCAACCACGACATAATATATGCGAGGGTGCTAGAAGGCGTTAAGGGTATTATACAGAAGTCTAGGGGCTACAGAATAGACAAGATATTATTTGTGGCAGGTAACGACATACTGCATGTCGATAACCCCAAAAATACAACCACAGCAGGCACGCCACAAGATGTATCAATGATGTGGTTCGATGCGTTTGTGATGGCTAGAAAGCTGTTGGTGGATTGCGTTGAGATGCTACTACCTATTGCGCCAGTCCACTTCCAGTACAACCCTTCTAACCACGATTTCACCAACGGCTTCTTCTTAGCGCAGACCCTACAAGCGTCATTTGCGAAATGCGAAAACATAACTTTTGATGTGTCAATGTCGCACCGTAAATATTTCCGGTACGGTCAAAATATCATAGGTACCACACATGGTGATGGCGCAAAGGAAACGGACTTAGCTTTGTTGTTGGCGCACGAAGTTGGTATGGATTGGTATGAATGTAAACATAGGTATATCTACACGCACCACATACACCACAAGAAGTCGAAAGACTACATGAGCGTATGTGTGGAAACATTACGTTCACCAAGTGGCACAGATGGGTGGCACCATAGAAACGGCTACCAACATGCCCCCAAAGCAGTAGAAGGGTACATACACTGCAAAGTAGGGGGCCAAGTAGGTAGATTCACGCATATATTTTAAGCATCCCCGCGCCACTTTTGGCTATACAAGAAATTAGCAGTATTATTGCAAGCGAGTGTGAGGTTTAATTAATGGGCTGGCCTGTTCTCAGGCTGGCTTTTTTATTGTCGCAAATTATTACTATTTTTGCAACATGAACTTAACGCCCGATCAAACACCTGACGAAAAAGGATTCAGTTATTTTATGCTACTGGTTGTGTTATCACTAGCCTTTATGGCTGTACTATCATCTGGTTGCAGCTCGCAGCGCAAGTTGCGCAAACAGCAGCAGGAAGCAGCCAAGGTGCTACACGCTTACAACAAACTGGATGCGAAGTGCGCAGAAAAGAAACACTTGGATAGCATACCGGCTAATTACTGCTCGATTCGCTTTCCTACCAAGCAGTCATCTAGCGTTAAGATCAAGTACCTACCTGGTAAGCGTGTGTTAGTGCCTGGTGACACGCAGTTCATAGAGGTAGACTGCGACAGTGCCATCGCTGCTTTTAAAGCTACCAACAGACCTCCTGAGAAAGTGCGCGTGCCATACCCTGTCTATGTGCAGGTGGACACGTCGGCTATCTTGTCTGAGGTGGTTAAGACCGATGCTGCCAAGGAAGAAATTTTGCTTAAAAGAGCTGAGCACGCAGAGCATGGTTTGCTGGCAGAGGTGCAGCGCAATAACGCCTTACAGGTGCGTGGCGACAACGCGTACAAATGGTTGCGATACGCAATAGGACTTAACATTTTATTGCTGTTAATTATTGCTGGTGGCATCTACCTTTACGCTAAAAAATAGTTTATGGAAAACAAGAGTTTAATTGTCGCCGATGAGGCACTGAGAATTGCTATTGGCTACATTGGCAACAAGGAAGAACCAGCAGGTAGCAACGCGGGGCCATTCGTGGAGGCTTGCCTCAAAACAGTCGGCTTAGGCAAGGGCAACCCTTGGTGCGCTGCCTTTACTTACAGAGTATTCAACGAAGCCTGCGCATTGGCTGGCGTAGCTAATTTCCTGCCACGTACAGGGCACGTACTGACCTGTTGGAGAGATTCACACGTTGACAGGAAAATACTGGCTAGAAACGCCTCTGCTGCGACCATTAAGCCTGGCTACCTCGGTATTATGAGTTATGGCATCGGCAAGGGGCACATCTTCATTGTAGAGCGTGTGTCTGTTACCGATAAAGGTTTGACTTTCCATACCATAGAGGGTAACACGGATGCTGGCGGCAGCAGAACGGGGGGCATGGTGTGTCGGCAGACTAGGTATGCGTCAGATAAAAAAGTAATCGGTTTCATAAGATCATAAGATGTTTTTTGTTTTTAAGGGTGGCCTGTCTGTTCTCAGACGGGCTTTTTTTATTCTTAAAAATAATTTTGAAAATAATTTGGTGGTATCAAAAACAGTAGTACATTTGTTGAACAAATTGTTGAACATTAATAACCAAAACGCAATGAACTTAAAATCAAAAAAGATGCCTGACTACGCTATGAGGAAGCTGCGCAGTTGGGTGGAAAAACAAGGTAACGCTTCTATGGCCGCACGGCAGTTAGGCATTGACCGAGGTGCGCTCCTAAGACTACTTGACCGAGGTAGCGCATCACCTCCTACCGTCGACAAGATTATAGAGCAGTTCGGTACAGTTTACAAATAACTTTTTTAACCTCACAAATTTCTCAAAATGTCTAGTGTAACTTACAAGATAAAATGCGGCGGCCCACCCGCAAATTATAAATCTTTTATAATGCCTTCGGTTTCTAAGATGCCTGACGTAACTACGAGGGTTGTTACAACCGCTATCTCGCCTGACACAGACCCTTGGCATGGTGAGCTGCGAACCACAATCAACTACTGTATATCTAACTGCTACGGCATACACTGCCACAACAGTGATCAAGCAGACCTTGTTTCGTACATCTTAGAAGCTAAAGGTTTGAAGCTCGCTGCGGGCATACAACCAGCAGAGTACCAACATATCCGTATACACGAGGACAGAACATATAGCCGTGTTTGGCAATTACTTAACCCGCGTAAAATCACATTCGATGAGTTTATTAAGTAGGTTACTTCGGGTAATATTTACAACTGTTGTAAGGGCTGAATCTGACAAGCAACAACTAGAGGCTAGGTACGACATTCTACAAAAACAAATAATGGCTTGCACAACAGTACAGCAGACGCACAACATGCTAGATGCCATCATGGACTTTCGAGAGGACTGCCGCAAGGCAGGGATGCCACGTAGCCAATTTAAATCGCTGTACAGGTTGCTACAATTCCAGACGGCAGCAATAATAAATAAATTGTAATTCTTTTCTTTAACCATAAAAATCCCACAAAAAAATGGAGATTAAATTAAACGTCACACTAGACGCAACGCCATCCTTATTGGCCGCTTTGAACAACATCGCTCTCGCCCTTGCTGGCGGCAAAGCACAGGAAACACCTGCGACCACACCAGTAAAGAAAACAACAAAGCAGACGACTGCTGAAACAACCGTGTTAACCGAACTGCCGCCTGCCTCTGAGCCAGCACCGAAAGTTGCGCCGCAGCTACAGGACAAAGTTGACACAACGCCTACGACTCCTAAAGCTGGTGGTATGAATGGGGTGGTCAACTTCGACACCATGCGTGATGCGGCTAAAGCCAAGGCGCAGAAGGGTATACAGGATGCTAAAATCCTACCTGCTGTAGTAAAAGGCCTGTGTGATGCCTTGGGCGTGAAAAACATCGGTGCTGTGCCTGACGACAAAATAGGCGCATTTATTCTTGACCTCGACGAAGCTATTGCAAATGGGTAGTGGTCACAGCGTCCTATCTCCTAGCGCGGCTAAACGTTGGCTGACATGCACTCCGTCAGCCCGTTTGGAGCAGGGATTCGAGGACACGACGAGTGATGCCGCCGAGGAAGGCACAGCAGCGCACCTGTTGGCAGAGATAGCACTTAACAAGTTGTTTTTCGACAAGGTTATTGGTGTGTCAGTAGATGAACAAGCGTTGCTGGATAAGTACGAGTGCGAAGACATGCACGACTACGTTGCAGACTATGTTGCCTTTGTACAGGAGCAGTACAACAGTATTAAGTTCCGTGATCCGAATGTTACTATCTATCTGGAATCAAAAGTTGACATTTCGATGTACGTACCTGAAGCGGCAGGTACTAGAGATGTATGTATCGTGGGCGCTGGCGTAGTTAAGATGATTGACCTAAAGTACGGCAAAGGTGTCAAGGTGGCTGCAATAGACAACGAGCAATTAAAGCTGTACGCGCTTGGTACGATTGAGGAATTAAGCGTTGTGTATGACTTTGAATTCCTTGAAATGTTCATCTACCAGCCACGTATGGACAACATTTCCTCGATGCGTATGGCAGTAGGCGACTTGATTAATTGGGCTGCTGACTACGTTATACCTCGCGCCAAGATAGCATTTGCTGGCGAGGGCGACTTCGTATCTGGTTCACACTGCCAATTCTGCAAGGTGAAAACATGTGCTGCGAGAGCTGAGTATGAGTTGTCTGTGGTCAAGGATGAATTTGGCGATGTGCGCCTGCTGTCACCTGCCGAAGTGGTAGAGATTCTGAAGCGAGAAAAGGGCATAACGTCATGGCTTAAAGGTTTGTCTGAGTATGCACTTGACAGTGCGCTTAAAGGCACTCAGTACCCAAGCATGAAGCTGGTAGAAGGCAAGTCTAACAGAGTTGTTAAGGATGAAGCCAAGTTGGTAGAAACACTGGTAGCCAATGGAGTAGCAGAGGACAAGCTATACAAACCTAAAGCTCTGCAAGGCATCACAGAGTTGGAGAAGGTTGCAGGTAAGAAGGTGTTTGCGCTGGCTGCTGTGTATCTTGATAAGCCAGAGGGCAAGCCAACACTTGTAGATGAATCTGATAAGCGGGAGGCGTGGACACCAGGCAAAGGTGACTTTGATGAGGCTTTGAGTGAGTTAGAGAACAGAGCCGTAGAAGTCCACACTATAGACGTGAGTAAAGATGCCGACGTGCCTGCTGCCATCGTAAACAGAACGCCTCCGCAGACGTGGCAACGCCCGAAAGAGGAAGTTATACCGTTGAAGGCTACACTACTGGACTTACCTGCTGGTGTACTAGAAAGCCCGTTTGCTGTCCTCAAAACACTGTACAAGATACAGGAGGAAGGCCCTAAAGGTAAGCCGAAAGCTATGCTGGTGAACGGAGAGGATATTGGTGACTTAGGGTACGAGGGTTATGAGTTCTTTATCGCTTCGCCCAATGAGCCTACGCAGTTCCTTGTATTTGAGAAACAAAGTGGTAAGGCAATTAGCAATTCATTCGATACTAAGAAGGAAGCCATTGACCACGCAAGCACAACTTTGATGCTGTACTTTGAAGAATTCGAGGCTAAGGTTGCAGAGGAAGCAAAAGTGCTGGCAAAACTAAAAGCTAAGTAAAGTAGTAACAATTATTATTTCTTAATTTAAAAACAACAAAAACTACCGATTATGGGAAAGTTAATTTTGAAGAACGTAAGGTTCTCGTATGTGAATGTGTTTGAACCGCGTGAGAACGATCGTGGCAAAATGGAGTACAGCGTGTGCATCCTGCTGCCGAAGTCCGACAAGGCACAGATAAAACTGGTGCAAGATGAGATTGCAACACTGAGTGCCGATGCGCTGAGTAGTATCTTCAAAGGCAAGTCTAAGTTGCCAAGCACGTTCAAAATACCGTTGCATGATGGCGACGAAGAAAAAGAAGGTAATGCCACCTTTGAAGGCATGATGTATCTTAACGCTCGGTCACAGCGCAAGCCCGAAGTGATTGACCGTGCTAAGAAACCAATCACACCTGAATCCGGTGACTTCTATTCTGGTGCTTGGGGCATGGTGTCTGTCAATTTGTATACCTTCGACACAGAGGGCGCAAAGGGTATCGGCGTAGGGCTTAACAACATTCTGAAAACTAAGGATGATACCAAGTTCGCTGGCGGCTCGACTGCTGCTGAGGACTTTGGTAGCATTGAGTTGGAGGATGACGACGCTGCTGCTAGTTACCTTTAATTTCACCGTGTATGGTACACTGCGCATCTTCGATTGGTGCGCACGGTGCAGAATAAATTTTTAAAACCTCACAATATCTATGGCTAGTGTAACTCAACTGCTCGACACATTCACGGGCATAATCGACCAACTTGTGCAGCTCGATGCTGACAAAAGAAACAACGTTGTTATTGGCGGCTCCTGCGCTCTATCCCTTATGGGTGTCAAGATGGGCAGAGAACCAGAAGATTTAGATGTAATAGTCTACGAACCATCTGCCGAGCAACTGAAGTTTATAGAATTGTTTGACTTGGTGTACCAACGCAGACACCGAAAAATAGATGTTGGTACTATGGTAGTGTTAGCAGACGCATTGGCGGTTGGTGCAAAGGGCAGAGTTGGGCGATGCGGTGTCGTAGAGGCGTTCAGTCCACTTGTTGAAGGCGAAGTTTTAGTACGGTGGGGTAGGCAGGAAACAGCAACTATTTCCATTACTGCTTTATCTATTGCGACTAAGACAGACTACATGTACCACGTCACTTATTTCGATAATTACAAACTTGATTGTGACGACGTGTATTTTGATGATGATAGTTCTGAAACGGACACGGCAGCAATTTGGCAATACAAGCGTGTAAATGGTAACAAAATAAACTTCATAATTAAGAGTTCTACCTGCCCTGTTATACTTACTAAAGTTTGGCTACAGCAAAGTGCTCACGCTTGCGTAGTACCTGTGCAATCTTTCAACACAATATTTGCTGCTAAGTTGGCTTATGGTCGTGATAAAGATGCTTCGGACATTGCTAGTGTTATAAAGCTAAACCTTACTAAACACCCTACAACATGACTGCTATACTTTCTATTGACATTGAAACGTATTCTGACGTGGATATTAAAAAAACGGGCGTGTACCCGTATGCCGAATCGCCGAATTTCCAAATACTGCTTATTGCTTATGCCTATAATGGCGGGCCTGTTACTTGCTTTGATTTAACACAACGCCATTTTTGGTCAGTTCTTGAAGAAGCAGAGTTTGCTACTTTCGCAGATGATTTACATAACCCTGAAATAACCAAAACAGCTTTCAACGCTCAATTCGAGATGACCTGTCTAGGCAAGGAATTCGGTACACTTAATCCGTTGCAGTGGGAGTGCACGATGGTACGAATGTCTATGCTAGGATTCCCTCAACACTTAGGCGAAGCGGCGAAGGTGCTAGGTGTTGTAGATGGCAAGTTGGACGAGGGTAAGACGCTAGTCAACTGGTTCTGCAAGCCCGACAAAAACGGTAATCGCCGCCTACCTGAGCAGCATCCTGAGAAGTGGAAGCAATTTATCGCTTACTGCATACGTGACGTAGAGGTAGAACGTGAGCTGCGCACCAAGACTTCATTCTACACCATACCTCCAGATGAGCAGCGACTGTATGCACTTGACCAAACAATCAACCGCAGAGGCGTGCTGATTGACAAGCACCTGCCAGAGCGTGCGCTGGCTATATGGGCGGAGCACGTGTCGTGCCTGCTAGCAGAGCAGCGTGAGCTGACAGGGCTTGACAACCCAAACAGTGTGGCGCAGTTGAAGGATTGGCTGTCTGTGGAGATGGATGATGACGTAGATACTCTTAATAAAAAGACTGTAGAAAAACTAATTGGTAATCATGGCGATTTGGTAGATACTGTGTTGGCACTTCGCCAAGAGATAAGCAAGACCAGCATTAAGAAATACAACTCTATGGTTAACGTGCGTTGCCATGATGGTAGGGTACGAGGGCTATTGCAGTTCTGTGGTGCAGGGCGTACATGGCGATGGGCAGGCAGGCTGATACAGGTGCAAAACTTGCCTCAAAACAAAATGAAGCAGCTAGAGATGGCACGCAACTGCGCTTTGTCGCTAGACAGGCTTACTATGGAGGTTGTACATGGCAACGTGGCTAGTGTTCTATCTCAGCTCATACGTACTGCGTTTGTTGCGCCAGAAGGCAAGACATTTGCGGTATCTGACTTCTCTGCCATCGAGGCGGTGGTGCTGTCTTACCTTGCTAAAGAGGAATGGCGGCTAGAGGTGTTCCGCACACACGGCAGAATATACGAGGCTTCGGCTAGCAAGATGTTCAGTATACCTTTGGAAACTATCGGTAAGAAAAGTCCTTACAGGCAACGTGGCAAGGTGGCAGAGTTAGCATTTGGCTACCAAGGCGGTGTGGGCGCAGCGATACAGATGGGCGCACTGGATATGGGCATCCCTGAAGCCGACTTGCAAGGCCTAGTCAACGACTGGCGTGCGGCCAACCCTAAAATCGTTAAGTTCTGGAAAAACATCAACAACGCTGCCATCACGTGTATTGAGAATAGCTGTCGTGTCAACGTGTGTGAAGGTGTGTGGTTCTACATGGAACGTGGCATACTGTCTATGCACATACCATCTGGCAGGTCGCTGAGATACCCACGTGCTAAGTTGGTAGAAGGCATGTACGGGCATAGCGTAGTATATGAAGGTATAGATCAGAACAAAAAGAAATGGTGTGAGATAAGCATCTACGGTGGTAAATTTACCGAGAACCTTGTACAAGCATTTGCTCGTGACTGCTTGTCAGTGGCCATGACGCGCCTTGCCGATGCGGGCTACGACATAGTGATGCACGTGCATGATGAAGTTGTAATTGAGGTGGACGAATATGCTGGCGAGATGCTGTTGGAAGATATTAACCGGATTCTTGCTCTGCCTATCTCGTGGGCATTAGGCTTACCGTTAAAGGCTGAAGGATATGTTACTAAATTTTACAAAAAAGACGATTAGATATGAGATACTTATCTGTTTGCTCAGGGATTGAAGCGGCTTCAGTAGCATGGAAGCACCTAGGCTGGAACGCTGTTGCGTTCTCTGAGATTGAGGCTTTCCCCTCCAAGGTGCTTGCGCACCACTACCCCGATGTGCCTAATTTGGGCGACATGACATTGCTAACTCAAAACGAATACCTAAATGGACAACAAATTAACCTCCTTGTCGGAGGAACACCCTGCCAGTCATTCAGTGTCGCAGGACTTAGAGCTGGATTGGCTGACGAGCGTGGTAACTTATCCCTCGAGTATATACGACTTCTTGAACACAAACGCCCCAAATGGTTCTTATGGGAAAACGTACCAGGAGTGCTTAGTTCTAACGGCGGTGCCGACTTTGCAAGTATCCTCAGTGGGTGGACAGGTAGAGATATCGCCCCGCAGCGTTTTGAAATATCCGGAATTATTGAAGGAGAGTTTTATTCGGTCGCATGGCGCGTTCTTGATTCGCAGTATTTCGGAGTGCCACAGCGACGCCGAAGAATCTTTGTTGTCGGACATCTTGGAGGAGATTGGCGACCACCTACGGCCGTACTCTTTGAGCAAGAAAGCCTGTCTAGGGATTTTACGCCGATCGGAAGCAAGAGGAAAAAATCTACCACCAGTGCTGAAAGAGGTTCTGGAGCAGGTAATATTGATTGCTCGCCAAACGGTATCTCAGGCGCAATGACAAGCAAGTGGGCAAAGGGTACTGGTGGACCTGCTGGCGACGAGCATTATAATTTGATTGTGCAGGATAAAACTCCTGCCAATTTTAGGATGGTGGTATTAGGTGAGTATGCAGACGATAACACTGCGTCAACAATGAAAAAACGTGACTACAAAGACGCAACAGACCTAATTGTTGTACCAGCATACGGCATACAAGCTGGTATAGTAAATCGCACAGAAAACAGTGGCGCAAACGGGCTTGGTGTAAAAGAAGAAGAAAGTTTTACGCTAACTAAAGGCGACCAGCATTGTGTTATGCAGCCTATAGTCTACGACACTACTCAGATTACGCACCCTAAAAATGGTAGCAACCCACAAGCAGTCGACCCGTGCCACACACTAGCAAAAGGTGGTGACGCTACTTTATTGGTGCAGCCAGTAGTAATTGACCGAGCAGCATTTAACCAAGGTGTAAACGCTAAATACGACGCTCAGATAGAACATAGCGAAACAGCACCTTGCCTTGTTAAAGTAGGCCCCCATGCTGTGTATCAACCCATCATACTAGACGACCAAGGCGGAAACGTAATGACTGTCTATGACCAAGGGCATACTGGCACTTTACGAGCGCAGACACATGGGCATGAGCCGATAGTTGCGCAGCCAGCTAAATGCTACGTGGATAACAGGCGCAGAGGGTTGGAGATAAACGACAACATTTCACCGACTGTTTTAAAATTCTGGGGAACTGGTGGGGGTAACGCGCCTTTTGTGCAAAGTTCAATGGTTCGCCGCCTGACACCCTTAGAGTGTGAAAGATTACAGGGATTTCCCGATTATTTTACTGCTATACCCGGCGCATCTGATAGCAAGCGATATGCCGCATTGGGTAATAGCATGACTGTCAATGTGATGAAGTGGATAGGGGAGAGAATTGATATGGTAGATAAAATAAAACGTAATTTATGGTAGACTGGAACCAATTAGTAGACGACTTAATTAAAGAAAATCCCTCCGCCACAATTAAAGATTATTTAGATGTTAAAGCAGATATTGAAGCGGTGCAAAGCGTGCAGTAAAGAGTTTAGTACTGCTTACTTCCATGTGCACCAGCACATGTGTTCCAAGGAGTGCCGAGAGTATCTTAGGGCTGGCACAGTGTACGTAGAGGGCACGACATTAACTCACCGTTTCCACAACCTCAGAGGTGACAAAAAGTACGACCTACGAAGCATCATCAACCGATACGATGGCACAGACGCAGTGTTAATAATTAAATTCGACCAGACAAATGACTAGAACATGTATCTGCTGTGGTGGCGACTTGCCACCTCGCAAAAAGGAAAGGAGTAAGTACGGGCAATACTGTAGCCGTGTTTGTATTAGTAGCAACGTGGCATCTTGGGTAGGGTATCTATTCGAGGCATCTGCCAAAGGTACCAGGCTGCGTGCCTGCGCCGAGCACATCGGTATTGGGTATAAGAGTGTTCGCCGATGGGTTATGGAAGTCAACACAATGCTCGATGGCTATGACCGAAAGTTGACATTTCGCTCTGGCCCCGTGCCAAAGGAGCGAGCTGTTGCAGAGCGTATTCGCAAGGTGCAGGAAGCACCTGCTGTAAAAATTAAGAAACAAGTTGTGGAGATAGTGCCTAACTTTAACACCCGCCCGTTGGATGCGGTCGGCTACAAAATGGTAAAAATTGCTAACGGAACATATAAACAAGTGAAAATATGAACAATTTAAAAACAGCTACAAGGCTTGTTGGTGACTCTGTTTCCAACAAAAGAAAAGAGAATGATTTTTACCCAACTCCGACTTGGGCGACAGAAGCTCTTTTATGTCATGAGGAATTTAAAGGAGAGATATATGAACCCGCTTGCGGCGATGGTGCTATTTCTAAAGTGCTTATTGGCGCAGGGTTTAAAGTTGTGTCCACTGATCTTATTGATAGGGGGTACGGAGAATCTGGTATCGACTTTATTGGTTGTACTCGCACATCTGATAACATTATTACCAACCCACCTTTTTCGTTGTGTACTGAGTTTATAGCGCAGAGTAAAAAAGCCGCACGTAAAAAAATAGCGATCTTTATGAAAACTACAGCACTTGAAGGTGTGAAAAGACATAAAATGTGGCTTGACGCGGATTTTCCTTTTGCACGAATGTATCAATTTGTAAACAGAGTCTCGTTTGGTAAGGAGGAAGGCACACATAAATCTGGAGGCATGATGGCTTTTGCGTGGTTTGTTTGGGATAAAGAGCACGTAGGTAGGCCTACGATAGAGTGGATTAAGTAAAACTGTTAAACAAGTGAGAATATGATACATTTCGAAATAACAAAAAGTAAATTCGCTTTCATACAAGTTGACAAACGTGCCAGAAACCCACAGATAATAAACAACGAGTTTAGCTGCGAGTACATGGCGAATGGCGACTTCGCAACGCAAAAACAATCCTTACACCTACCGACAGGTGTATTCAGGTTTATCTGTTTTTCAGACAGCATAACCGAGGATGAAGCTGCGCAGATAGTTGAGAAAGATGGTAAGTACTACAAGTCTTGTGGCAGCAGCAATGCTACTAAATACCTGCTGGCTAGACTAAGCATCTTAAACCTGCTTGCTGAAAACAGATTAACTCACAATTACGCAATACTGAAAGTGATATGCTCGATATAGCAATAGGCAAAAGCCGAAAAGAACTCAACTGGCGTAATACAGAAATGACGTGGGAGCAGCTTGTAACCAAGCTCTCTACCACGCATCGCACGCATGAAACGTTCAAGGAATACATGAACGCCAAAAAGGCGCGGCAAGACGAAATCAAGGACATAGGTGGTTTCGTAGGTGGACTGCTGACTGGTGGCCGTCGCAAGAGTGGCAGCGTGGCGCATCGCCAGTTGGTCACGCTCGACATCGACTTCGCTACACCCGACCTATGGCTGACGTTCACCCTGCTGTATGACTGCGCTGCGCTCATTTACAGCACGCACAAGCACACTGAGGCATCACCTAGGCTGCGGCTGGTGCTGCCCCTAGACAGACCTGTGATGTGCGACGAATACGAGGCTATCTGCCGCCGTATCGCAGGCGACCTTGGCATAGAGCAGTTCGACCACACTACCTACCAGCCTTACCGCCTTATGTACTGGCCATCAACGTCTAAGGATGGTGATTGGTTGTCCGAGGTGCAGGGAGGGGAGTGGCTGTGCGCCGACAAAGTACTGGCTACCTACAGCGATTGGACTGACAGCTCACAGTGGCCCATGTCGGATGCCGAGCAAGACATTGTGGTACGCAGTATTAAGAAGCAGGGCGACCCTGAAGAAAAGGCAGGTGTTGTCGGGGCTTGGTGTCGTACCTACGACATACCTGGTGTTATTGATGCCTACATGTCTGATATATACGAGCCGTGTGACATGGCTAACCGTTTCTCCTACAAGGAGGGGTCAACGACTGGAGGACTGGTTGTGTACGAAGATAAGTGGGTATACAGCCATCACGGTACTGATCCTGTGAGTGGGAAGCTATGTAATTCCTTCGATTTGGTACGGTTGCATAGGTTCGGTCATCTTGATGACAAAACGCCGCCTGGTGCGCCTATAAATCGCATACCGTCTTACAACGCTATGGTGGAATTCGCAACCAAGGACGTTGCCGTTAAGAAGCAGCTAGGCATGGAACGATTACAGGGTGCGCTTGATGATTTCAAAGATGTAGAGGGCACAGGAGGACTGGAGAACGCAGACGTGTCCGATACTGTGGAGGATGATACTTGGCTGGAGGAACTAGACATTGATGCCAAGGGGCAATACAAGAGCACTATCGAGAACATAAGGCTTATATTACAGCACGATCCTAGACTGAAGGGGTCGTTGTCGCTTGACTTGTTTGAGCACCGAGAGGTGGCTTTGAAGCGGCTACCTTGGTGGGGGCCTCACCAGAAAGCAGGTGATTTCTTGACTGACGCAGACGATAGCGGTATTCGGGCCTTCTTGGAGAAGCATTACGGTATTAGCAGCGCGCCAAAGATTCAGGATGCGCTGAACGTCATGCTGTTGCAGAATTCTGTCCATCCTGTCAAGCAGTACTTGGACAGGTGCCACAAGGAGTGGGATGGCAGGCAGCGACTAGAAAGCCTGTTAATTGACTTCCAAGGGGCTGCTGACACTCACTATACCAGAGAGGTTACACGTAAGACGTTTACGGCTGCTGTGGCGCGTATATTTAATCCTGGTTGCAAGTTTGACTATGTGCTGACGTTAGTGGGGGAGGAAGGTACTGGCAAGAGCACGTTGGTGCGCAGGATGGGCCAAAAATGGTTTAGCGATTCACTGGATAAGATGGTTGGCAAGGAGGCTTATGAGCAGTTGCAAGGTGTGTGGGTGGTAGAGTTGGCTGAGATGTCTGCAATGAATCGTTCTGAGGTGGAATCTGTTAAGTTATTCGTTGCCAAGCAGGTAGATAGGTACAGAGTAGCTTTCGGTCGTAGAACGGCAGATTTTCCACGCCAGTGTATATTTCTGGCATCAACCAACAGGGATAAGCCGCTAAGAGAAGCAGCAGGTAACAGAAGGTTCTGGGCAGTGGACATACATGTAACAGAACCTAAATACGATATGTCCAAACTGACTGACGAATTAATATTGCAGTTGTGGGGCGAAGCAGTGTATTATTACCAAGCAGGGGAGCCGTTGTACTTAGATAAGGCAACAGAGATAGAAGCTAGAGAGATACAATTAGAGCACACAGAGAGTGACGACAGGACAGGACTTGTGGAGCAGTATTTGGAAACTTTACTGCCTGAAAATTGGGAGGAAAAAGACTTATTTGCTAGGCGGGCATGGCTGGCAGGTCAACACAATCCAGAGGCTATAGAAGTAGTTGGAACAGAGCCAAGAACTAAGGTGTGTGCCATCGAAATTTGGTGCGAAATTATGGGTGGAAAAGTTGAACATTTTACCCGTAAAGATGCAAACGATATTCATGCCATTATGAGGCACATAAAAGGGTGGACAAAGCACGAAAAGGGCAAGTGTAGATTTTCTTATTACGGAATTCAAAGAGCCTACGTTCCTGTGCCGAGAGATGTATCGGCAACACTATGAATGTTGCCGAGAGCGATATAGATAAAATCTATGGGAAACACCTAAACGCAAGCCAGTACTGCATTTCAGTAGTTGTTGCCTATAGTATAGTATATTATATAGAGTATATTGAATTAGGGAGAAATAGAGAATATTAGGCAAATTGCGAACAGATAATTTTCTCTAATCGCCCTAAACGCTATCCCTGCATAAAAAACCAATTTTATCGGCAACTCGGCAACAAATCTCCAGAATTGGTATGACATGGTAGAAAAGTATAATAACTAACTTGAAATAATTAATAGTGAAATCAAGCACCGAAAAACTAACAGAAAAGTACCTTTTTCAACAGGTAAAAAAAGCAGGTGGGCAGTGTGTCAAAATGACCTCACCAGGGTGGCCAGATAGGCTGGTTATTTTACCTCAAAATTCCATGTTTTTTGCCGAGGTAAAAGACACCAAAATAACACTTCGCCCGACACAGAAAATTGTGTTTCCTGTGATAGAAAAATTAGGCGTAAAACTTTACATCGTAACCACTAAAGAACAAGTTGACCAATGTATTTTAAACCACACGATTACCAGAACACAGCTATAAACTTTATATTGGATAACCCTGTGTATTGTGAAGATGATAAGGGCCTCGGTGCCATCATGGAAATGGGCCTTGGTAAGACAGTCTGTGTGCTTACTGCTTTCAACGAATTGAAGTATGACAGGTACGAGGTAAACAAGATGTTGGTCATTGCGCCACTGCGAGTTGCCGAAGATACTTGGATTAAGGAGGCAGACAAATGGGATCACACTAAGCACCTGAGAGTAAGCAGGGTATTAGGCACAGAGCGACAACGCCTGCTGGCATTGAAGCAGGAAGCCGACATCTACGTTATCAACAGAGAGAACGTACTTTGGCTAGTAGGGCAGTACAGTGGCAAGAAGATGCCATTCGACATGCTGGTGGTAGATGAGCTGTCTAGCTTTAAGAGCCCCAAATCTAACAGGTTTAAAGCATTGAAGCCTGTATTACCCCTGTTCAAACGAATTGTAGGGCTTACAGGCACGATAATGCCTAATGGTATGCCCGACCTATGGGCGCAGATATATCTGTTAGACAAGGGCAAAAGACTAGGCAAGACGATAACTTCTTACCGTGACACCTACCTGAAACCTGACAAACGCAACGGTATGACCGTGTTCAGCTATAAACTGAAGGTTGAAGCAGACGTTGTGTTTGATAAGATTAAAGATATTTGTATGTCGATGAAGGTGTCTGACTACCTGACGATGCCTCCATACATTGAAACGGTGGTAGACTGCGACATGGGCGACATGCTTCAGCAATACAAGAGCTTTGAGAAAGATTTGATTATTAACCTGCCAGATGGTGACCAAGTCACAGCGTTGACCGCAGCAGCACTTAATGGGAAGCTGAGGCAATTCGCCAACGGGGCGATATACAAACCAGACAAGACATACGAAGTTATACACGACTGCAAGCTAGACAGGATAGTAGAGGATATAGAATTCTTAGAAGGCAAGCCAGTGTTGCTGTTCTATCAATTCAAGCACGACTTGGAACGGCTACTGGTAGCATTGAAACGTTACCACCCTAGAAAACTAATAGGTTCTTCCGACATAAATGACTGGAACGAAAAAAAGATTCCTATCTTATTGGCGCACCCATTAAGTGCAGCACACGGACTTAATTTGCAAGCAGGAGGAAACAACATGATGTGGTTCGGTTTGGATTATAACCTAGAATTACGTATGCAAGCACTAGCAAGGATTATGAGGCAGGGGCAACAGAACACAGTTTTTAACAGAGATTACCTATCCAAAGGAACTATTGACTACAACATCAAAGATGTGTTGGAAGGTAAGAAAGAGCCGCAAGAAGCCTTGATGCAATACATAAAAGCTAAGAAAAAAGAATATGGTTTGTAAAAAGCTGAAAAACTTTGGTAATTTTTGGTTCTTCTTAGACCAAAAAACTTTGGTAATTTTTGGTTCTTCTTAGAGGTTTTTCTAAAAATCGCCTCTGGGTGTCAAAATTAACAAATCGTTAACATTTTTTTTAACAAATGGAAAAAAGTGTAATATGTTGGTATTTTGTGCCCTCAGGCCCTAACAGTAGCACTCAGGCCCTAACATTAGCCCTCAGGC